CTTCTGTTCCGCCATCACGTATTCCGTCTGCTATGCGCTTGCGTATCTTCTCCCGGATCGTCCCCGGAACTTCCGACAAGTGGCCTCTGTTCACCCGATCCTCAAGGTACTTCGATGCCTCTGTGTCCCAGATGTTGAAGTTCACACCCGTGCTCAAGCCCATCCCGTCGAACAACTGCTGCAAGTCATGGCCCTCCCCGTCCATGGCTGCTTTCAGGATAGGCTCCACGACTGTCTTGAGATCCGCTGTCTCGCGCGCCCAGAACGCCTCGTCCCCATCGCTCGCCTTCACGCTCTCTGCCGCCCCATCACGGAAGTACCGCTCCAGCAGCCGGCTTCTCTGCCTGAACAGCCACTTCACCAGCGCCTTGCGCAGCATGCCTTCCAGCGGCCCCCACCGCTTGCTCGCCATCCACCAGTACTTGTCCCGCCACGTGGAAGGCCATGCCGTGCGCCGTTTCAGGGCGGTTGATGCCTCAGGTTCACTGGGCGTTGCTTGGTTGAGCGCCCGTCCTACGGACGCACGGCCGGCCACATCTCCCCATGCGGTACGCAACCCCTCCTCGGTCAAAGGTTTATCAGGTTCCTCTATGGGCAGTTCATCGCCCGGCTCTTCGCCAGGTTGCTCTTCGGGCGGAGGCTCTTCACCCGTGGGAGGAACAAGCCCGGGCGGCACGGGTGCAGGCTCGGGTTCCTCATCCCAGTCCTCTCCGATGGGCTTCACGCTAATCGGTGCCCACCACACGTCGCCCCACGGTACAGGGTCCTTCCCCCTGCGTTCTCTCACCTCGTTGATCAGTATGAGCCCAGCAGCGACGTCCGCCCTATCCTGCTCACCGATCTTTGCGTCATCTTCCTGCAACTCGGGGATGTCCTCAACGTCAAACCCGCCCGTCAGACTTGTCAGGTTGAACCGCTGGAAGAAGTCGATGCGCAGTTTGTCCTCGATCGCCTTCTCTTCGGGAATCAGCGTCATCGTCCAGAATGTCCGCAACTGCTCTTTCGTGTCCGCCCCTGAAAGCGGAGTCATATCGTCCTTGACGCCTACCACCGCAGGCGGGATGCCGTAGATCGCCAGCACGGTCTGCCGGGTCCATTTCTTCATCTCAAAGTATTGGAAGTCTGCCGGCGAAAGCCCTATCTGCTGGTACTGTGTCTCCGCGCCCAGCACAGCCACCCGGTGCGCCCTGCTGCTGCCCGAGTGTGCCTTCTCCCACCGTTCTTGCAATTCCTTTGCTTGCACCTCAGTAAGACGTTGCTTGCTGGTTAGCACCCCGCGCGGCACGCTACCATTGGCAAGCATCTTCGTGTTGCTCACGTTCGCCTGCAGGTCTTGCGCCAGTTCCTCACCCGAGGCGATAAGCGGACTCACCCCGCGCCACGCATCCCACTTGTTCCATACCCGGAAGTGCACTACTTCATTCGGCAGGAAGGGAATCTTCTGTTTGTCGGTCGTATATTCCCACGCCGTGATAGTGCGTTCATCAGGGGAAAGTATATGCCTCATGCGCGAAGGGTCCACTACGAGAATACTAGTAGGAATACCGCCGCGCATAGGTTTGCCCGCAGAGCCCTCGTAAATCCAGACTGCTTCGCCCCGCACCTTGCGCCAGCTTATTGTCGCCTCCCACAACTGGTAGCGGCTCATGTACGGGTTCGGATTGTTGAATAGTTCCCAGACCGGCCCACTTTCCTGCACGACATCGCCCTTCTTGAGCAGGAATGGCGCGCGGGAGAAGTTCCGTGCGGTAGCAGTCACCGCAAGGTTCACCCATGCGTTCTGCTTCATCGCGTCCGTTATGTATGTCTGGTTAGCGCCCGTGTCCTCATCGTTCGCCAACTTCAGGAAGCGCAGGAACCAGTCGGCATCGTAGTCTTTCTTCATGGAGGTGATGACTGACTTAGCGAGGACGGCCTTCACACGCTCAAACATAGAGGAGTACCCCCTTGCCCGCGCGGGAGTATGATCCATAGCGTGCTGCATCGCAAAAATGATCGTTCTGCTTTACGACGCGCCCTTTCTCATCCCGCCTGTAGTCGTATGCCTCGCCCAGCCATCCCGCCGCCCTGCGCGTCACCTTGAACTCTCCGCGCTCCATCTTCTGGTTCAGCCAGTTGATCCCGTCCTCAACAGTGTTGTCCGCCTTGTCGCCTGCGCTGATCTCCTGAATGCGTTCGCCACCCGACGGATCGCAGTACGCCACTCCCCACGGCCCCCACTCCTGCTCCCACCGTTCCCGCAACTGCGCATCCGCAGCGCCTGCCGTCATGTTGAACGCACCCCAGTCGTCAAGGAACCAGATCGTGTCGCCCATCCATCCTACCAACACCGCCGCGAAGTTCATCCCGAAGTCCACCCCTACCGTGAACTCCTCGAAGTTCTCTTTCGGCGGGATGTCATCCTCCTCTACGATCATGCCCTCGTTGAAGGCGTAGAAGATGGTCCCCTCGGGCTTCACCCATTCCCCGTCCCTGAAACGCCGCTTCTCGCGGTCAGGCAACTGCCCCAGGATATCGCTGATATAGTTCGACGGGAGGTTCTTCTCGTTGTCAGCTGGGTTCATCTGAATCTGGGCGTACAACTCAGGCCGTTCCAGCGGCTTCCCGCTGCGCGGCTCCACGTGCTCGAAGAACATGCGGTGCGACCAGTGCTGTGGAGAAGGCGGATTACAGTCGAGATATGCCTTGTTTATAAGCCCCGGAATGTTCTGCGCCAACCTGCTGCGCGCCATGGTGAACGCTTCGTAACTGATCTGGCTGACCTCGTTTGGATAAATGGTCGCGTACTCATGGCCGAGAATCTTCTCTACTCTGTCAGGATCATCGAACCCCCCGAGCCATATCTCACTTCCGTTCTTGAACGTGGCGCACAGATCGCTGAAGTTCAGATGCCATCCCGGTTGCCCCCGCACCAAAGGCAGCACTGTCTCATGCCAGATCGATGACTTTGCATGCGCCAGTCTGTAACGTGCTATCAAGTGCCTCGACCCTGGGAACTTCTGCGCCCTATCGATGATCTTGGCTACGATGAGCCAACTCTTGCCCGACCGCGCCCCACCGTGCAACAGCACCGCCTGCGCCGGCCCGTCCATCAGCGTCCAGGCGAGTGACTGCTTCGGCGTGGCATAGAGTGCTTTCACTCTTTCCCCTTCCCGTTGCCGTTGCCGCCTGCGCCGCCGTTGATCACGATCTGAATGCCCTCACCATCCTGCCCGCCAAGATCGACCCGCTGACGCGGCTTGCCATACGCCCGATCCATCAAGTCGCGGAAAGCTTGCCTATCGCCCGCACTCGCTCTTTGTAGGTACTGCCTAAATAGCGCCTCGATCATCGGCATTTTCCGCTTGACTGTCTTGCCTCTCTCAGTGACCTCTATCTCCCGTTCCTCGTCAAATATATCTTGGAATCGACGCTCCAGAGTTTCCGTGCGCTTCGGACAACCCGCCGGATTCCCAGTATAGCCCGGAAGGATACGCCCTCTTGCGTCTCGCCCTACTTTTGATCCACCCGCTACCTTGCTGCCCACGCCCTTGATTTCCTCCTGACGTCAAGAATCCCTGAACCACAAAAAAGGCTCCTCGATCGCTCATTTCCGAAGTGGGAGGGCCAGTGTGAAACTGGTTTACTTCGGAAAGGCGGCCGGGAGCCTCGTGTTTTCGCGTTCGCCCTCGACTGGACTATGATCCCCGCCCGGACTCCTTTTGGGGGTGGTCTCGGGTGGGGTGGTTCTACTGTTCCCTATAGCACATTGAGACCTTTTTGTCAAGTGGCATAACGTCGCTCGATAGCTCTGGGTTTTTCGCGCTTGCTGGCTCGCTCGCTTCTGTTGGGTTTCTCAGTGGCCGTGGCTCGCTCGAGGTTAATGGGTTTCTCCGGCCTGTTGGCTCGCTTTTTCATTTTTCCGCCTTGATCGTCGCCGCACCACCTTCCGCAGCACATGCTTGATCATCGCTTATTCCTCGGTATCACTGCCATCATCTCATCGAGGTTACTTACCACCACGTGCACCCCACCCGCCTCGATGATCTTCCGTCCGAAATCGTCCTGCTCTGTGCGCATCTTGTCCTTTCCCGCCTTGACCTCTATGGCGTAATGGTCCCCACGGTGGCAGCATGAAATGTCCGTCACTCCACGTTCGACCGGCCTGTATTTGTCATCGTGCGTAGGCCAGGCGAACGTACTCGGTAACCAGTTCAGGTAATCGAGAATAGCACGTTGAACTTCATCATGCTTACTCATGGTTTCGCCTCTCTCATCTCGTTCACGGCATCGATGAGTTCGTCAACCTTGTCATCCACGAGTAGTCCTCGAACAACCATAACGGTGCTCCTAGCAACGCCAGTACCGCCGTCCTTACCCCTTCAGCCTCATCTACCCAGTCATGCCCTCCGATGAGACATCGCGTCTTCGGCAACCATGCCTTGATGTCCGCCCGCACACTCGCCTCATCGTGAGCTCCATCGATATAGACAAAATCGAAAAAACCGTCCGGGAACAACTTCGCCGCCGCTGGGCTGCGCGCCCTCACCTTTGTCATCACCCCGTTAGACTTCGCCATCCTCAGATCGAAGGATCGCTCAACTTCATGCACGGGCAACTTTTCAGACACCGCCTGCAATTCATCCCATCCCCATGTGTCGAGGCAAAACACCTTGCTGAAATGACGCGCGAAAATCTCTCCCGACTCCCCTGCGTGCGCACCGATCTCAACCATCCTTCCGTTATAGTTGCCGATGATGGCCACCACTTCCTCGCATAAATCAATCAATCCCTTCCTCTGCGTATGTTCGCGATGAAATACGACCGCACCATCGTCCCGATAATAGTAGTCCTGCCCGTTCGGTGTCACCTACGTCATCTCCCCGACCATCGGGACGTACCCCTTCCGCCCCAAGATAACTGCCAACCGCTTTGCGAACTCACATGCCACGGGTGCCGAAAAACTTGCCCCGCTCAAGTAGATCACCTTCCGCAATCCCTCGGGTTTCCATACGTCAACAGCCATGCTCCATCCCCACGGTTGTTTCGCATCGAACCCTTTCAGATTGACAGGCATCCGTTCCAACACCTGCCCAAGTTCGTCCGTGCTGATCGACTTCGCCAGCACGATCTCAATATCCCATGCCATGCTTCCTCCTTATCCGACCCGCTCCTTTTGCCGCAGCACTTTATCGACATATTGAACTCTGCCATCATGCACCGTGAACACCAGACCCACCTCACCATAGCACACCTCGTCGAGATTCCTGTTGAGCCAGTCGATCAGGTTCCGCACCGCCGCCGTCTGGCTTGCCCGCCCATCAATCTTTATCATCTTGTCCTCCTTACTCTGCAAAGTAGATACGTTCAGCCGTATATTCAACGCCGTTGTCTTTGTCCTTATATTCAACGCCGATGAATGCGGATTTCGGCCTTAGTTCACTTCGCACCAAGTAATGAATTTGACAGCCGCCTATCAAGATATGTTTCTTTTCGCTACCCACTTTCAGAAACCAATTTGTTGACGGCCTCGCGGGATCGAAGCCGAGAATGTCTTTCGTTTTCAGAACATGAGTTTTTCCCCATGCAGCACGGTAAGACTGTCCATCGGGAGCAAAGAACCAATTATCGGCTGTCACTAGATACCGATCCCCATCTTTCATTTTTTATCCCTCCGTGGCCATAACCGCTCTCTCGTCTTCATCCACCACGACCAAAGATCATACCGACCTATCAAGGGCAACCGTTCGCCAGCATCAAGGAACAGAAACTCCCCCCAAGATGCTTGCTCCTTTCCGTTC